AAGACCGGGCAATCGGTCAGCCTCGATGGCAAGTTTGTTCCGCATTTCAAGCCGGGCAAGGAGCTGCGGGACCGGGTCAACGAGGATGATGCAATGCGCTTGGGAGGCAAGAGAGCAGCCCTTGTCCGCAGATCTCATCGCTAACTTTCACCTAGTAGGCGTAGAGGGTATAGACGATGATCATTACTACCCCGGGGTTTTCCGCGCTCCGAATGACGCCGTTGTAGTTGAAGATGGCGATGGCAATATCGTTCATACACCGCCTTCTGCTACAGGATTAGAAAGAAGATTGAATGCACTATCAGATTGGGCCAATACAAATCACAGCGAAGTGAATAACAAAAACTACCTTCATCCTTTAATTAAAGCAATTACTCTTCACTTTGCAATAGGATATGAACATCCATTTCATGACGGCAATGGCAGGGTTGCAAGATGCCTATTTTATTGGTACATGTTCAAACATGACTTCGCGGCCTTCCGCTTTATTGCAATAAGCAAGTTACTAAAGTCTGCTCCTGTGCAGTACGGCAAAAGCTATCTTTATACTGAGACCGACGAGATGGATCTTACATATTTTATTGACTATCAGTGCCGCATAATAATTAGAGCAATTTCAAAATTTAAAGAAGCTTACCGAGACACTGTAGAAAGCATAAACAATTTTAACATATTCCTTTATGAATCTGGACTTTTCGGAAAGCTTAACGACAAGCAGAAAGTTGTATTACAGGTAGCAAAAACAGGCGCCGCATTAAATTTTACAGCAGTCAGCGTAAAAGAAAATCTCGACTGCTCCTACAATACTGCTTCTTCCGTGCTCAATGGACTAGTTGATCATGGCCTGTTTCGAAAAAGAAAAGCCGGCAGAGAGTGGGTTTTTTCAATGATTCCCACGACTCAAATCATAAAAGAATGGAAATCTTAACAGCACCACTTTGGAAGCAGAACACTACTTTCTTTGCAGAAGCACAATATTTCGCCAAGCCAAACAAAAGGCGAAAACCAATGAAACCCTACATTAGGAGCGCTATAATCACAAGTAAACCGCACACAGATAAAGCCCCCCTACTTTTAGAGGCGGGCTTTATCTGTTACGGCTATGCTACTTGGCTTGCTGCTACATCGTAAGCCCGACCACCTTCAATGAAAGCTCATAAAATGTATTTCCGAAATCATCTCGACTAAGCTTCATATTATCAAGAATATTTCCACCCTGTTCAATTTGGCCATCCGTTAACGCAAAAACGGGTACATTATGCTTCTGAGCTTGCGCTATAAGAGAGTTAAAATCCGCAATATTTGCAAGATTATACGGCTCGTCCTCTATCGAGAAAGATTTAAATAATGTATCGTCCAAGCACATGTCAACAGGAACTAGAGCAGGAACCAAGGCATTGGCCACTTCGCTGTTGATAATATCGATCCATCGTTGAAAAGATTTAGCAGGAGCGCCATTTCGTGGTCTATATTTTTGAGAGATAATGCCGATAAATTTTGGCGGATTCTCCGGTAAATGATAAACAAAGCTTGAATCTCTGAAATCAGAAACCTCTTTATTCCATTTAGGTACTACACGCGTTAAGGATTTTATAGCCTGAGCACAAAAGAAATCAGGTGCTGTAGGTACTATAAAATAATCGCTTGACATAAGAAGACATTGATTTAACGCCCCGACGCTTGGACTCATATCTACTAGGACATAATCAAAGTCATTTTTAGTTGCTGCTGAGCGGATGCATGCACCGAGAACTCCCGGTATGTTTCTCATAGCAGGTAACTTTGCAGCCGTGGTGAGAGCTACGCTAATCTGCGTTTCTGCTTCAGAGAGCTGAAGATTTCCGCATAAAAGTGATAGATTAGGGTGCGCTGTAGACACCGGAGCTGCATCGAGATGACGACCTTCACCATTCAGAACAGGCAAGATACAGGTATAAAGGTCACAGTTTGGATTCTTAGCGTAAAACTCTGAAGTATCATCGATGGAAGAGTAGCCGAGTACGAGGGCGGTCAAATTGCATTGAGGATCTGTGTCAACGATTAGTATTTTGTAACCTTGCTCGGCAAGCATCCACCCTAAATTAAATGTAGTTGTAGTTTTACTAACGCCACCTTTATGATTGAACAGCGAAATCATTTTCATAAGTAAATCCATTTTATTTTTTCGGACTGTCAAGCTAGCCTTTTGCCATACCTCTGTCCAGTAGATTTGCGACTTCGTGCATTGGAGGCGAGCTTAGTGGAAGTGCGCTGTATAATATTTTTCTTGTTACCAGAGATTGCTCAGATAGTAATGGCCCTTAGAACTCCTGAGAGTATTTCGGCACGGGACGAATGCGTCGAGAAAGCCGTAGCATTTCCAGGCACCGGCGTCGGTCCGTGGGTATGCACAGCCAGTTGGGCGTTCATGTCCTGAATCAGATCGAGCAGATCACACACGACCTGAAAGATGTTCACACCGTCCGACCCAACCCAGTTTTTAGGAGCCTGCAGACGCTGACTCTCGCTGGTGATGCTTTTTCGCAATCCCTGAATCCTCTCCACCATGTCGCCACCCACCGTGGCGTTGTGCTTCTGGCCGACCACCAGGTTGAGGTCACGACCGGTTGCTTGGTGCAGGTCGTCCACTGCCGCCAGGCTCGCGGATCCGCCCGACAACAGCTTGAGCGCGCCCAGAGCCTCGATCTTCTTTACGCCACCCACTGACTCAGTCGAATGGTCATCCACCGTCCTTGTGTGACTCTGGAAGCGCTCGGCGTTGCTCATGGCGTCGACCTCGCGCTCGATCGCCTGGTCCTGGATCTTGCCGTCAGTCTTGCGCAGCCAGTTACCGTCCGCGTCGACGCGCTGCTGCACGGCGTCACTGTGCTGCCATACCTGGTCGCCCTTGGGCACCTTCGGCAATGTCAGGCCATGCGGCAGGATGGTTTGAATGTAGGGCTTGTGCGGCAGGCCATAAGCGAAGCACACCACCACGCTGGTGCCCTCCTCCGGAAAGGCAAAGAACCCCATTTCATCGCCACCCACCGGCATGGGCAGCGGCACGCCGGCCAGTACAGGCAAGGTCGTGTCGATCTCACCATCTGGCCCCATCACCTGCAGGTCGACCGAGAAGCGCGGTCGGAAGTCGTCACACAGCCCGGCGCTGGCCGGCGCATCCGCCACGGCTACGACCTTGGCGAAGCGCGGCAAGTGATAGCCACCAGTGAGTTCAGGGAATTGCCGCTCTACGCTGCGCTTGATTGCGTCGTCCATTTGATAGCCATCTGTGTGCCGGCCAGCGTCACGTTCGTGATCCGCTCGCCCTGGTTGATTGATACGCCTGGTCGCAGGCCTGGTAAGGCCGCAATCATCGCGCTCTGGCTGCCTTGGTAACCGTCGAAAAGGTTGACCGGCAACTGTAACGGCGACCGAGCGCCGAAGAAACTGTCAGCCCAGGCACCGACGTAGATCTCGCCGTCGCCCTGTTGCTGCCAGATAAAGTCCTTGATGCCGAACACCCGCGCCATGCTGTCCAGCGCCTGATAACCAGCGGCCAGGTTGTAGAAGAACGGCGTTTTGACGCGTGTGTAGGCCTGATCCGGAACCCGGAAACGCAGGCCGGTCTTGCTATCGATATCAGCCAGCACAGCGCGCAGATCCACGTGGCGCAGGTTCATGGGCAAAGGGTTGGCCAGCACCGCGGCTAACTCACGACACAGCACCACCTGCTCGATCCCGTTGGTGGCGGTGCAGCGTTCGACGTAGCCAATGAAATGACGCTGCAGGACCGCTTCGTTGTAGCCGATATCGAACGTGACCAAACCTTTGACGGTAACGCCGGCCTTGATCGTAAACGTGGCGCGGCCCGGGCTCTTCAGGTCCAGGCGGACATCGTCGTTGACCAGCGGCATGACCGCGCCGCCGATAGTCAGCACCTTGTGCAGCTTCATGCTCATGAAGCGTCGCCCAGATAGGTGTCCACTTTCTTGAGCACTGCCTCAAAGCCTGTCAGCTCTTCGGGCGTGCCCGATCCGCTACCCGCAACACCATCACCTGGTGCTGACTGCGACGTTACGCCGTTGCCGGCGCGCCGGTTCTCGACCTTCTCCGGGTTGGATAGCTTCTCGCTCAGGGTGAACTGGACGATCCATTGGGCCAGTGTGTCGTCCTCGCGGGCGCTTACCCCATCAGAGAACGTCACCTGCCGGATGCCAAAGGCCTTGGCCGTGTCGTTCACGATGCGATAGGTCTGGAGCTGGCCACCGCCTGCAGTCGCCTCGGCCAGGCGCATGATCGTGCGCAAGTCCTCGAGGGCCTTGTAGGGGATTGTCAGCGCAACGGTCAGCGTCTTGGGTTTGAAACCCTTGTGCGATTTGTCGGTTGCCGATGTCTGGCCGCCCAGCTCGTCGGCCTCGATCTTGAGGTTGGCCGTCAGCTTCATGCGGTGGCCGACGATCTGCTCGCCATTGAGTAGCAGCGTCATAGGCCCACCAGTTCCTGGACAAAACTCAAGCTTTCTGCCGATCCGACCAGCAGTGCGCCGGCACACAACGGCCATTCATGACCCGGCGCTTCGCCTTCGAGCAGCTCGCGGCGTAGCTGGCCCAGGTCACCCGGTCCCAGCATCCTGGACTGGATCGACACGTCGTCGGCACTGTTGGTGAACTGGGCTTTCAGGTCGGCCAGCTGCTGATCGCGCTCCTGGGCCTGCGCCTTCTTTCGGGCCTGCAGATCTGCGAGGTCCGCCATGGGCGAGCTGTCAGCAGCATAGCCCTCAAGTACAGCCAGTTGGCCGGCCATGGACTGGCTGGCCAGCTTGGTGATCGGGCACCGATGCAGCGGCAACTGGCTCCAGAGCGGCATTTGCCCGGCGATCGGCATGACCCACTTTTCCACCTCCAGCTTAGCCAGGTGTTCGGCCCGACGTTCGGCGCGCACCAGGTCAGGCATAGGCAACACCACGTTGAACCGACCCAACGTCGCCGCAAGCTGGTCCAGGCGCGTGGCGAGGAAGATCAGCACCAAGGCGCTTTGCTGACCTTGAGGGCGGACAGCGTCAGTGGTGTCCGTCAGCTTGTCAGCCAATAGTTGCAGCAGGTTCGGCGCGGACAAAAAGCGCTGGTGGCCGCCGCTGCCCTGGCCAACCCCGTGCTGGAATGGCGTCACGACGATACACGACGGGACATTATCGAACTGGGCCGCCAAGGCGGTACGGCCGGCGCTGATCGCCGCTTGTGCGGCGCCGCCGATCGGCCCCGGGCTGGTGGTCGCGATGTCGGCTAGCTTGGAGACTCGCTCCCCAGTGCTGAGCATTTCGCCCTGGATGAGATTGCGAGCGCCGGCCATCTGGCCCATCCATTGAGTGGCTTGTGCCGGCCAGCGAAACTTGATGTTGGTCCAACTCATGGCAGCACCAACCAGGTCGGGGCTGATGGGCGGGCTGAAATGTCGGGGAACGACGAATGCTCCGGCCAATCACGCAGCGCGCCACGATAGGCCTGCAGCGCCATGTAGTGTTCCACCGACAACGTCGTTGCCTGCCCCGCTTCGAGCTCGTCACGGTGGCGGTTGACCATCCCATCGGTCTGTTTGAGCTGATAGTCCCGCCAGCAACGATCATTCTCGCGCAGCGTCTCGATGCTGGGACCAAACGGCGCAATAGCAGCAGGTCGACCACTGTCATCCAGGCCGATACGCATGCCGTTGCTCTGTGCCTCCAGTAAGGATTGGTAGTGCTCTATGCTGATCTCGATCAGATCGCTCGCCGGGGGCAGCAGGCATTCAGGATTGTCGACGGTAATCTGCGGCACCGGGACGCCGAGGTCATCGATCTCGATCATCGGCACGGACTCCTCCTGGCTGTGGTCGCCCGCGATGTATGCGGGATCCGGGACCAGGATCTTCGGCCGTTCGAAGGTTGGGTCATCGATGGTGATGGTTCGGGGGCCGTGGCTCGCGCTGCTGTAAAACCCGCCCGACGGGCGACCGTAAAAGAACTCCATTTATTTCCCCGTTACGCGGTAGTGGATGGTGATGGGGGTGTTGCTTGGGTTACTGCCGGCAACGCGTTGAACGCGTACGGTCATGGCGCCCAAGCCAGGGCTATGAAACCCCACCAGGTTCTCGGCAATTTCAGTGGTCTCTCCGACCGCCTCAATGCCGAACGTCACAGAGTGGAACGCGGCCGGGAACGACATCGGAAAATAAATCCCCGCTTCCGCCACCGCCCCGACGGCATTCGGCGATACCAGCGTGACTCGCCCCCACTGCTCGATGCGACCGGTGTCAGCGTCTTTGTGCCAGCCGTTGACCTCAACCGAGGCAGTGTTTTTCGGCCGGTTGGCTTCGGTCCAAAAACGGTACCGGGCGTTACCCGCTGACCAGCCACCGAAAGCAAACTGGTTGTCCGTGTCCAGACCAAAGAACGTACCGTAGGACCCGCCCCGATGAAATGTAATCACTGCTGCAGCGGCCGGGTTATTGCCGTTCACAATCGCCAGAGGGGCGTGGGCTTGGTTGTGAGCACCCGCCGCTGCCAGCGAAGGAATCTGACCGAGGCTGAATGCGGTGTAGCCGTTTTCACCCGCGAGCCGCACAAAACGCCCATCTGACTGGCTGGCGGTATAGGCGTCGGTGATGCCATAGCCACCGAGGGTGGTGGCGACGTTGGCTTTGCCGGCAGGATTGAAGTTGCCCGAGTGGTAAAGCTTGTACTGCGGCTGGCCAGGGTCGGATCCGCCCAGATACAGCTCATTGTCAGTTTGGAGCCCCAGCATCCGCGCCACACCACGCGAAGAGGCATGAAAGGTAATGGCTGGGTGCAAATCCGAATCGAGAACCAGACCCGCAGATCCCCAAACGCCGAGTTGAGCATCTGCTTTGCGGCTGTACAGTTGGCCGGCCACCGTGCCGCCGCTGGTCGACAGTTTCCCCGCCAGGGCATTGGTCATGCTGGTGGCAAAGTTGGGATCGTTGCCCAGAGCCGTCGCCAGCTCCTTGAGGGTGTCGAGCGCCGCCGGCGACGAGTCCACCAGGGCGGCGACCACCGAATGCACAAAGGCAGTGTTCGCGGCCTGCTGGTCCTTGGTCGTGGCCGGTAGCGAAGGCACTCTGACCGGGCCGGTAAATGCTGCCCCCGCCAGATCAGCTTTAAGGGCCGGATTGAAGTTACCGGTGTCCCACGGCTCGCGGCCAAACAGATAAGCACGCTGGTTGGCCAGATCCAGGTTCAGCGGATCCGATACGCCTGTCGAAAAGATTCGGAACGTATGGTTATACACATCAGCAAAGACGGTACGTAACGTCGTCGCCCAGCGCACCTCTGGCGAGTCATTGCTACCGTTATTGAGCACGATGGACTGCGTAGTGTTGATCGTACCCGTGACATTCCCACCGTTTTTGTTGAGCTTGGTGTCGACCAGGGCCTCGAGCAGTTGGCGTACAGCTACGACCATTTTGGTGGTGGCCAACACCTGATCACTGTTGCTGGTTGGATCACTGCTGATCGCGTTGGGAATCTGGTCCAGCTTCACGTCATCTTTAGTGGTGGCCCGGGCGCGCAGATTGGGATAGTCGCCAACCCGGGAGGCCAGATGTTTGATCAGTTCAGTGATGATCGGCTCGACGCTGCGCAGATCGGTAATCAACGATGAGGTGGGCAAGTCGGCCAACGGCACCAAGTAATGGCGTGCGCCGGCATCGTCGTTGTAATCCACCTTGTCCATGCCAAACACCACTTGGAACGTGCCCACCACGTCGCTGTGATCGCGCTGCTGAGACACGTCCAGCCAGGCCTTGTTGGGCACCGACGGCACGACGACCGGCAGGACGGCTGTCGACTCCAGACGAATTCCTTCGACATAAGCCACCCCCGCCTTGAGTTGGTAGGTGCTACCGACTTTCTCCAGCTTCAAACCGGTATCAAAGAAGCAGGCACGGCCAAATACATCGCGATTGCTCAGCCGCTCGCGTTCGTCGATACCTTTGAGGCGTACAGTGAAGTCGTGCTGCCAGGTGCTTGCATCGATCTTGATGCCGGTCAGCTGCTGGGCACCGTCGAACACCACCAGGAAGTTGCGCGTCACGTTGTTGCCGATCTGGTCAGGCAGGACGTTCTTGCGCTTCTGTTGCAACGGCACGTAGGCGACCGACAGCAGCACGTCGTCGCTGGTCTCCAGGCCGATCCAATTCCAGTCGAAGTCACCGATATCGGTGCCCATCAGGAGGCTGTACACCACCTGGTTAGGGTTCACATAGCCCTGCTGAGTGATGTTTGCGGTGTAGACGATCTGGGCCGCTGGCGGCTTCACGCCGGCGCGATTGACCGGGCCGCTCACATTGAGGCCGGGCACGTTGGCCAGCACGAAGCGGGCGACGGTCAGCGGCAGGTTGGCCGCTTGTTTCTGGGCGATCAGTTTCTCGCCGGCGAGGGTGATACTTGCAGCCATGAGGGCTCCTAAAGACTGGCGACCAGCGTTTGCTGATCGTCATTGAAATCCACCAGGGCAACAGCAAGCCGCACCGGGGTGATGGTTACGAAGTCATACCGGCGGCAGGTGCGTCCGTACTGACGGATCAGCACACGCAACAGGTCGGGGTTCTCGGACAGTTGGGAATCGCTCAGGGTGAGCAGCACGACGTCCCAGTCGCGTTCGGGCAAGCGTTCCTGGATCTCGACGTAGCCGACGCCCAAGCGCTCCAGGATGCGTTTCAAACCGGCAGTGCTGCCGGCGTCCACGGAGTTGATAAAGGCGTACTTGACCCGCAGACGGAACAGGCTTTCAGGTTCGGCGGGAAACCGCGTGACATCACGCTGCCAGGCCCACAGCTCCAACATAGACAGGTGGCACGTGTCCGCGTCGAACTGCAGGTACGGCCAGCGCAGCCACTCGGTGGCCTGTTCCCACCAGAGCTGGGCGGTGTGACCAGCTTGGTCAGCTCCAGCCCTTCGAGCCAGAACGGCAGCTTGAGCTTGATCATTGCAGGACCACCGCCAGGGTGCTGATGCGCGGGATGTCCAAGGCCGAGACGATGTCGCTGTTGGCGAACCGCAACGAACTGATATCCGGAAACTGGACGTGCAGCTCTTCGGTCAGGCGGCTGAAACTGAAACGTGACTGGGGAAATGTCCGAGTCGGCGCGTAGTCACTCTGGGTGCTTTCGCGGAACGCGGCGCGGATGAACAGCCCGACCTCAGCCTGCAGAGTCTGCAGCTGCAGCGCTGTCAGGTTCGCCACCGGCCAGACCTTGACGCTGATCGCGTGCAGAGTTTCAGGCATGGCCATGGCCAGCAGATCGTCGCCGTGGCCATGGTTGCCGCCGTCGCGGATATGCGTGTTGATCTGCTCGAGGAAGGTATCGGCGGGTACGCCGACGTCGAACAGCACGAAGGCATTGGCACTGCCTGGCCCACGCGGCGCGCCGTGTTCGAAGTACACGTCATCTGCTGCCACACCTGGAAACCCGGTGATGATCGCCCGGTACACCGCGTCGGTGTGCCACTGGTTGACCGCCGAAAACTGGTTGCGCACGCGCAGGCGCAACTGGTCGTCATGCTCGGAATCCGCACCAGGCGTCTGCAGCCAGTCGGTATTGTTCACCACCTGGACAACGCCCGGTACCGACTGAGGCAGCACCGCGTAGTAACCCGGTGCCAGGTTGTAGCCGCTGCCGGCTCCCACGGCCTTGACCGGCACCACCAACTGGCTCTGGCCCTCTTCAAAGCTGCGTGGTTCGGTGGACACCAACTGGTAGATATGACCGTTGAGGGTCGGTGACTGAACGACAGTGCCGATCGGCACTTCCAGCTCGCCACCGGTATTCGCGCGGGTAAAGAGCAGTTCACCAACGGCCACCGTCGCGGCTTTGCGCTCTATGTTCACCGCCCAGGCCAGCATGTCCAACCATTGCGCACCGGCAGTCTTGACGAAGAAATTCGGCAGCACCGTACCGCTGACGAACTCCAGCAGCCACAGCACCGGCTTGGTGACCAGCGCCGTGATGATCCGCCAGAACGGACTGTACGCGCTGGTGTTGGTCAGCGTGCTGCCCTGCTCGATGGCCAGATTTTCCCAGGCCTGTTTGAGCTGCGCCTCAGTGCTCGGAATGCCGGAATCACCCAGCGCCTTTTTGAAGTCGACGGTCATAGGGTGATCTCCACCTGACCGAACTTCACGGTCGTGGCGGTGACCAGGTACCCACCCGGGTGGGTCTGCTCGATCTGCGCAGTGCCTGGTACCAGGCGGTCGTCATCCTCGACGAGCAGCTCCATCTGCTGAATGCAGTCACGCTGACGCAACCGGTCGCGCTCGGCCACCAGGGTGATCAGCAGGCCACTTTCGCGGATCAGATGCGCGATGTCCTGAGCGATCGAGGCGCGGTCATCCACCAGCAGGGGCTGGCGAGCCGGGTCGAGTACCAGGTCGTTGTTCATGATCAGCAGGTCGACGTATTCACTCATCAGCCGCCCACCGCCATGGCCATCATGTTTTCCAGCTCCAACGGTGTCATCGGTTTGGAGGTATTGATATTCAGTGTCTCGACGTGGGTGCCGGGGCGCTGATTGGGGTTCATGGCATTGCTTTGGTTCTGGAAGCTTTGCATCAGTCCTCCTTTCGGGACGGCCTGCGGTTTGGTGGGACTGATCGACGCATTGGCGTTGATCGCCTTGCGGGCCTCAATACCCTTGTCCGATTTGGCGGGCAGCTCGATGACCTTCTCGACGCGCTCTGGCAGTGCCGTTTTGGCCGGCATCGACAACGCCAGGTCAGCCGACGCCGTCGGCAGCATGATCGGGGCGGGCTGGCTGATCTGCAGAGCAGGCAACTGCAGCGGTTTGAAGGGCAGCACGTTGGGTTGCGGCAGGCCGATAGGCGGTGCAGGTTTCACCTGGACTCTCGCTGCAGCACCCTGGGCCGGCGCAGATCGAGCGACCGCTGCCGGCAGTTGTGGACCCGGTACAGGTGCGCTCACCTGACCGGGCAGATCTGGAACCTTCGGCGGCTCGGGCAGATCACCAAACGTGGTTTCTATGTTGATGCCGGGGATCTTGTTGGCCATCTCGATCAGGCCATTGATTGCGCCCTTGACCGTCGACAGGATGCTGTCCCAGGCCGTTTTGGCGATGCCTGACCAGCCGCCCATCGAGTCGAACCAGCTGGACAGTTTGGCCATCTGATCGCTGATCCACTGGAAGGCGGTGGTGTTCATCAGTGCGGCGCACAGCTCGTCCCAGTAAACGACCGCTGCGACCACGGCAGCGGCCAGCAGGACAATGCCGGCCACGATCAGCAGCACCGGGTTGGCCAGCATGGCGGCGTTGACCAGCCAGATTGCGCCCTGCCACAGCAGCATGCCGACGCGCACGATCGCCATCCAGGTGTACAGACCGATCAGGCCGACCACGAAAGCCGCGACCATGACCGTGTGGAACAGGAACATGGCGATCGATTTGAAGCCCTGCCAGGTGAGCAGCTTCCATACGGTGAGCATGCCCAGCCACACCATTTTGCTGACACCGACTACCAGGGTCAGCAACGACATCGCGGCGATGAAGCCAAAGACCACCAGCGTGGTGATACCGATAAGCCGGGTGATGTTCGGGAAAAGTTGCGTCCAGCGGGTCAAGGTCTTGGCAATGCCCACCAGACGTTCCATCAGCGGGGTCAGCGTCGGAATCAGGGACTGACCGAAAGCGATGCGCAGCGCCTCGACGGCTTTGCCAAACTGCTCCCAGGGGTCGACCATGGCCTTGGCCATCTTCTCGGCGTTCTCCAGGCCCCGGACCTTGCCCAGTTCGGCAATTCCGTTGCGCAGCCGATCGGTGTCCTTGGCCAGCGCTCCGATCACCTGGGCACCTTCACCGCCGAACACTTCCATCAGCTTGGTGCCGGCAGCAGCACTGGTCAGGTCGCCGTACTTGTCCTGCAGCTTGTCCATGATCTGCAGCATGGGCAGTGCATTGCCGGAGGCGTCCGTGAAGCTCAGGCCGGTTTTCTCGGCAGCCGCGCTGAGGTTTTCGAAAAACGCCTTGTAGCGCCCGCCGGCGTCGCCGCCTTCCATGGTGCTGGACAGCGTACCGACCACCGCCATTTGTTCGGCAAAGCTGACACCGGCCTGGGTCGCGATCGCCCCGACTTCCTTGAAGGCGTCTTTCAACTGGGCACCATCGGTGCGGAACAGCTTCACCGCCAGCGCGGTCTGGCCGGTCAACTGCTGCGCCCACTCCACCCGGCCCATCTTGTCTGCCTGGGACTTGAACAGGTTGTACATGGTGCCCAGGTAAGCGCCGGTCGTTTCGGCGTCGGATTTGGTGACCTTGGCCAACAGGTTGCTGGCACTGGTGATGGTGGCCAGCTGGCCGCCTACCAGGCCCTTGATCGCGCCATCGATGACGCGTGACGACGCCACGAACTCGGCGGCGCTGGCGGCGTAGGTGATCGAGAATTCGAGGGCCGTCCGGTTCAGCGAAGCCAGCGCGTCTTCAGTGGTGCCCAAAGCGCGCATGTCGCCCAGCGCCCGGTTCACTTCCAGCGCCGGTTCCAATGATTCGGTGATGGCCTTGCCCGCCCCCACCATGCCGGCCAGGCCTGCACCCATCTGAATGATGTTCTGCTGGCTCTTGGCGGCAAGGTCGCTGAAGCTGGTTTTCACCTTGCCCAACGGGGCACTGACCTTGTCGGTCAGTTTCAGGATGAAGGCCAGGCGGGCGGAACGGTCAGCCATCAGGGTTATCCGTTAAAGGCAGTGGAAATGCCGTTGGCGACGGCAATTTCCATGCGTCTCCAGTGTTCGTCTTCAAGCCACTTGGCGGTGCCCATGCTTTCAATCGTGGGCTCGGCGCCAGGCAGCCAGCGTTGGGTCAGGGCCAGCAACTGGCCCAGCCCGTCCTGGGTCAGGCCTTCGGCATGTTCGAGGGCTTTTTTACGATCACTTCAACGTCCGGCGAATACTCTTCAAGCAACGCACCGGCCAGGGTCATGGTGGTGATCGGGTTTTCCAGCAGCGCCTTCAGTGCGGCCTTGTCTTCGTCCTTGACGGTGCCCATCAGCAGGTTGTAGGCCGGCGCGACCTTGTTGGCCTGGGTCGTGGCGTTGAAGTACTTGGTGATCATTTGCGGTGTCAGGTTGAAGGTGAATTCCTTGTCGCCACGTTCCAAAGTGATGCTGCGATTTACTTCGCTCATGTCAGTGTTTCCGTAAGGTTGAGTTGCAAAGGGTCAGGGTTGTGCCGGCGTGCGTTGCACGACCTGGCGGATGTAGTCCTGCAGGCCGAGGATCATTTGCCGGCTGAGGGCAAGCTCGTCTCTGAGGGTGAAATAATCCGATCGAGCGTCTGCTGCGAGTTCGGCGCGGCCTGCATCAGCCAGGCCGGCGGTGCCGGGAGCACCGGGCATTGCGGGGCAGAAAGCTTTGATGCGCAGCCGGTAACTGCCATCAGCAACAGCAAGCTGCAGAGTGTTGATTTGAGCGCGGGCACGATTCAGTTCCTCGGTGTGGTGGGTGTCGAGCTGGTCCCGCGCTGCGAGCTGTTCGCCGGCCAGGCGCGCCCCCTCTCGCTCGGTGTGCAGATCTGCATTGGCGTCGGCCAGATCAGCGCGGGCAGCGACGAGCTGGTTGCCCTGGTACTCGAAAGCGCACCAGGTCAGCAGACCGACCACCAGCAAGAACAGGGCAAGGCGCAGCGGGCTGATGGTCATTGCAGGCACAGCCTCATTTCGGCCAGCCGGCGGTTGTGCAGACCACGAACGAAGGTCTTACGGCCATCGGCACCGGTCACATAGGCCCACACCGGCGTCGTGCCGTCGGAAGCCCAGGCCAGCGCTTTGCAGCCCTCGGCAATGCGGCCCGAATTGATCAGGCCCACGGCACGGCTTGCGCACGTCGTCGGCACGCCGAAGTTGTGGCCATGGCTGCTTAAGGCGTCGAACGTGTTCTGCCCGATCGCCTGGTTGCTCAAGCAGTCGGCCAGGCTCAACTGGCCCTTGGCGATGACCAGGCCTTCCACCTCGGCGCAGCGCGCATCGGACCAATATTCACCGACCACCACTGAATCCGGGCTGGTGTGCTTGGTGATGCCCTTGCAGACCGTGGGCAAACCACTGGCCAGCTTGTCGGCATACACCACGTTCTGGCCGCTCCCTTCCCAAGTGCCCAGGAAGGCGGTCAACGTGCCGCTGCAGAGCAGCAGCACGCCGGCGGTGATCTTGACCCGCAGGCTCATGGCTTGACCCTCCAGTCCCGCAGCATCTGGCGGTACTTGGGGATCAGCAGCAGGATCTGCAGCACCATGTAAAACGCGGTCAGCATGTAGGCCACGGCGGACCAGTCAACGGCACCGGTCGCACCCGTAGCGGCGACGCCAATCGCGGGCGACGCCTTCACCAACGCAATGGCGGTGTCCTGAGCAGCTTGATTGGTGCTCATCAACGAAGCCCCTTTTCAGTCAGGGTTTGGCAAGGCACGCAACGAGTCATGCCACCCAGCGCCTGGCGTGCTGGCGGGATCTCCTTGTCGCAGTCCTGGCAATGGGTGAGGCTCGGCCCGCTCGCTCGCGGCTTGGCCAACTGGGCCGCAATAGCCTGGTCGCGTTGTCGCTGCTCCAGAGCCTGCGCACGATCGAACGGGCAGACCATTACGTCAGGCCCTCGATTTCAGCAGCAGCCAGGTACGGCACGCCGTTGATCTTGATGAAATCCGGACTGGTGACGTCGAACGGCACCTTGTGGGTGTTCTTCGCGCCGCCCTTGGGATCGATGCTCAGCAGGCTGGACACACGGACCTTGCAGCCGAACGCCTCGATGCGCAGTTCCTCTTCGCCGGCCTTGGCGAAGAACACGATGTCGAACGGCTCCAGCTCGCGGAAACTGCCCGCAGTCTTGGCCTGCTCGATCAGCAGATTGAAGTTGGTGGTGTCCAGCTCCAGTTCGCCAGCTGCAGCGACATCGCCGTCGACGTGACCATTGGGCACACCCTTGGTCTGGGCCACGGTGCTGTTGTCCGTGATATCGATAGTGCCGGCCTCGACGTGAACGAGCAGATCGCCCAGGTTCACGTCGAAGTTCTTACCGCCAATTTTTGCGGCCATGGGTTACTCCGAATCCGTAACGGAAAGGTCCAGCGCGATGTTCGCGGTCAGGTCTTTCGGGCAGTTGAGGGGGCGCAGCTTGAGGTAGGCCACGACAGAGGTTTTGCTCGTCCAGGTCAGCACGATGTCGCCGTCCTTGGGCTGCTCAATCTCGCCCGGGAATACCTGGCCGGCGAATTTGGTGGACTTGGCCATCGCGCGCAGCGGGGCCATCAGCTTGGACGTGGTGGTCGCCATGCTGTTGGCCGAACTGTTCAGGGTGCGATCGCCTACGTAGCGGATCAGCAGAGCGCGTACGCGGCGGGCTGCCTTGTCCACGACACGCAGGTTCTCGATCACCTGGAAGTCACTGCCGGGGGTGTCCAGCATGTTGCCGTCGCCCCAGTAGGTGCCCGGATAGTCCGGGTACGTCTGCGGCACAGACAAACGCGCTGCGTCGAGCTGCGAAAGCACCGCGGTGCTCAGCGGGATGCCGTCCATGTCTTTGGGTTCAGCGCCCAGGCCCAGGACCGCGCCGGTGGCAACGCGCATCGGAGTGTCAGCAATGCTCACGGCGGCATTGGCCAGCCGACCGGCCAGCACGCCCAGGTTGTTGCCGTGCAGTTGCGGTACTGGCAGAACCCGAGGCGCAGCCAAGCCGTCGACGATGGCTTTCTGCTCGACGACGTAAGCGCTCCAGCTCAACTGCGGAGCAATGCCGGCAGTCGCGGCGAGCACGAAGACGCGCCGGCCCAGCTTGTTGCTCAGGTCGTTGGCTGCAACGTGCATCGCTGAAAGCTCGGCCTGAGTGGTTACCGGGTTGACGATCACTACCGCTTCGAAGGAATAACTGCGGGTCGCGCTCTCAAGCGCCTGTTGCCAAGTTGTTTCGCCTGCGATCGGAGCGGCGATGCAGGCCCAGCGATCGCCGCCATTGCTGCGCGCTGCCAGGATTTGGGTTTTCAGGTCGCTGTCCGCAACGCCCAGCTGGACGTCCAGATCACTTTGGGTGTCCAACGGGACCAGCTTGCCGACGTTCTTGGAAGCGGGACCGATGAACAGGAAATAGCGTTCGATCTCGCTTACGGCACCCTGGCCGAGGTTGAGATTGTTAACGCTGACTTTGCCGAGTGCCATAAAGCGGTGCCTCGTTAGCGGGGTGAATTAAGGATTTGTTGCAGCACCAGATTCACCAGCTGGCTGGTTTCACTTTCGCTGGCACCGAGGAACTGACGCGCAGGCAGCTGGATATCCCAGCTTTGCGCACCGGCAGATTCGGCTCGTTGGTCGTCCAGGACGCGGATCAACAATCCGGCCCGGGCGTAGTTCAGGTGTTGCTGGATCCACGCCACGGATGGGCGGGCCAGGGTCTTTTTGCCTTCCTGACGGGTCTTGAAACCCAGACGGCGCAGGCTCTTGGCCTGTTTTTCAGTGGCGGCGGTGCCCGGAGGAACCTTGTTCCACTGGCGCATTTGCGCGGCGGTACGCCGCTCGGACACGCCGTTGTGTTGCTGCGAGGCAACCCAGCGGGTCAGCGTGTTACGCCAGCCCAGCTCGGCCTCGTTTCCGGTCAGGCGAGTGACATCGAGCAGCTTGCCCAGGCCGGCTTCCATCTTCTTCTTGCCCTTGGACGTGTCCTTGCGGGCGGCGAACGGCGTGCCATCCAGGTTCTGCTGGTTGCGGATCCGTTGGCGGCTCAGGCTACGCACGCGCTTGGCGACGTTGTTCAGCAGGCGTCTGCGCTTGGGGGTCGGCAGCTCCATCAGGGCCAGCAGATCCTGGGCGTCGAGCATGCCGCGAATATCCAGATCAAAGGCCATGACTGGTCACCTCGCCGGTTTCCGCGACCCACAGGTCGAACGGCACGAATGACCAGGTGCTACCTAAAGCCTCGATCTCGCCGGCAGGATCCTCAGCCAGGTACTGGGCCTCGGTGAACTGCAGAGTGATGTCGACGTCGGCCAGGTCGTTGTCGAGCATGGTCACGTCAAACACCACATTGGGCAGGCCGTCACGGTCCTGGTCGTGGTTTTCCAGCCAGCTGCCCACCAGGGCGAACAGACGGGCCGGGTGATCCGCGAACCGCTCGATCGTGATCGTCGCGCCGTAGTTCATGTCACCCATGTGCATGCCCTGGGTGTCGGGCTTCCAGATCAACTCCACCTGTACCTGGTCGGTCCAGCTGTCGAGCTGTTCCGGCGCGACCAGCTGGCTCTCAAGCAGGTAGGCGGTCAACGCCTTGAGCTTGATCACAGCAGCACCGCCGTGATGCGGCCACGGCCCTGGAGCGAGCGCACCGCAGCCTGGCTGAACGCGAGGAAGGTTTCGAATCGCTCTGGCAGTTCCTTGCCCACGTTTTCGGCGCTTTCGCGGCGGTTCACGGTTGCGAACTGGGTCAACAGGCTGGCCTTCGCCCGGCTGTACACGGCGCGCTTATACGTGGCCGCTTGAAAGGTGCGCTCTGGCAGGACGGTGGTGTCTGCAGATTCAACGTTGGACACGCCAGCGCCCTGCCAGCGCGCTTTTAACTTGGCCAGGTCGGTATTGACCTCGACCATGGCCATGGTCAGATCGGCCACCAGCAAGTCCACCAGGTATTCCGCTGGCAGGCGGTAACCTTTCTGGAACTCGGCCACCGACAGGTCGGGCCAGAAACCATCGTTCCCGACCCGTTCGTCTATCAGCACCGTGGGTTTTCCGGAAAAGCTCATACACTTCCCCCACAGGCCAAGGAGGACTGCTCAACATGACCGACGAACAAGGAAAGGTTGTCTCTATGAAAGAGCGGCTTAGAGCGCGCCAGACAGCTGCCAGATGTAAGCAGCAGCTCTTTGATAGAAGACTTGAGGACGCACACGCAATGGCGCTTATTTTTATGCGCACCCAAGGTGATCATGTGGCGACGATCAAGGCAGCGCTGAAAGTCGCTGACCGGTACGTCATAGCACTGAGGGAATGCGTCCATGTGCTGGGAGGCAGTAGTTTGGAAGTCACCGCGACCTTCCCCGAGGGGAAGATGGCGATAGATAAGCTCTCGCAGTGATCCGTTAAACATCTGTGCCTCACAAAGCCCCGCCCAGTGCGGGGCTTTTTGTATTAGGGGCGGGAAAACTGTTTCAGTGGGTCAGGGGCCATAAATGGTTGGCTCACATCCACAGTTTCTCGCCGGGGGGGGGGGTAGTCGGTTATTCGGTGCCGTTGCCGGCGTTTGCGGTGGCTTGTGCCTTGGCCAGCGCCTTGCGGCAGTCAGCCAGGCGCGTCCCTACGCCGATGCTTTCGTAGAGCTGTTCGGCCCGTTCGAAGTGGTGAATAGCGACAGGCCAGTCCTTGCGGTGCAGCGCGATCATTCCCAACAACTTGTGGTAGCGCGCCGGAATGCGCTCGAACAGCTCCCATTCGCCGTCGACCCGGGGCAGCAGGTTGGAAACGTAGGGTTCCGGGCTGCGCCTGGCCTTGAATTCCGCCTCGGCCCAGTCGATCACCTCGTCTGCAACAAAGGTCGGAATGTCACGGTTGAAGCGCTCAGGCAGCGCCTGGCCCTGAGACATGGCGAAGTCGGCCAGCTCCAAGCCCTGGGTGAACTGCTCGGTGTCGAACAGCCAGATCAGGACGTACACCAGCACCGAGTTCTGGAAATTCAGTTCCGAATCGCGATACCGCTGTACGTACTCCAGGTACTTGGGCAGCAGCTCGTCACGCTTGAGCAACTGGCGCAGCGAGTGGCTGTTGATCGCGCTGATGCGCTCCAGATCGCCCGCCAGCGCGTCCTCCATCAACTTCAAGTGCTTGCGGGCATTGGCGGGGCTGGACATCGCGGTGTCCGCCGAATAAGCCATTGGGGCACCGGCGATCGCAGCCGCTGGGCCTTCTGCGATCAAGCGGCGTTTGTGCGCCAGTGCCAGGCTCATGCTTTCACCAGCTCGACGTTTTCAGCCATGGCGAACTTTTCCAGCTGCTCGATCACGTAGCCTTCGTTACGGCTGTTGTAATCCTCGACGCGGGAGCGCTTCGGGTTATCAATGGTCTGCTTGCGCCAGCTGGAGTCCTGGAAGTAGATCGACAGGTTGTCGAAGCTGGTGGCGGGGCCAGTCGTTCAAGTACCAGGCCGAGCAGGTCAAGAAGCTGACCGAGCGTTTCAACGTTCAGCACATCGGTATCGATACAACCGGCATCGGCTACGGCGTTTTCGACATGGTGCGCGACTTCTACCCGCGTGCGACCTCGATCCATTACAGCCTGGAAACCAAGAACCTCCTGGTCCTCAAGGCACAGGACACCATTCAGGGCAGCCGCATCGAATGGGACGCCGGCTGGAACGATATCGCCCAGGCCTTCCTAACAATCAAGCGTGGCACGACTGGCAGCGGCCAGGTCACCTACAGCGCGTCCCGCACCGACGCAACGGGTCACGCCGATGTGGCTTGGGCAATCATGCATGCCCTGCAGTACGAACCCCTCAACACTGACAAGAAGCGGCGCAGCCGCTACGCACTTACCGGATCAACTCCCCATGGCAAAACCCAAAACCCTGCAGCAGGAAAAACCGGCGCAACGGCCCATGCGAGCGTTCACGTTCGGCGCGCCGGAATCCGTGCTGACCGACAACATCGCGCAGTACCTGGGCGTGTTCGCCAGCGACGACGGTCGCATTTACACGCCGCCGGTCTCACGCAGGGGACTGGCCAGGCTGCTCAAGGCCAACGCGCACCACGGCGCGATACCAGGGTTCAAGCGCAATCTGCTGCTGCGTGAGTTCATCCCTTCAGCCGGCCTGTCAGTGGCCGATATGAGTCGGGCTGCGCTGGACTTCATGGTGTTTGGCGAAGCGTACTTCTACCGGGTTCCCAATCTGATCGGCCAGATTCTGGAACTGCGACACCTGCCTGCCATAAACATGCGGGTGAAGGTACCTACGAGCCAACACGCGTATTCAGACGTCTGTTTAGGCGACCTATTAACTCACCAATTATTTTGTCAATCACGTTGACACGCATGTCATTCTGCCGGTAAGATTCGCCCATCAACTAACCCACGGCGTGCCGTGGGCCCAGAAGCCCCGAAATGTAAGTTTCGGGGCTTTTTGCATTCTGCAATGGACGCATTAGGCAATGAAGACGATTGTTTATGTAGATGGCTTCAACCTCTACTACCGCGCGCTCAAAAAAACGAAATTCAAATGGCTCAATTTGATGGCGCTTTGCGAAGCTTCGCTGCCAAAAGACTGTGAAATCGTAGGCATTAATTTCTACACTGCACGCATCTCCGGCAGAATCGATCCAACATCTCCGAAAGATCAGCATATTTACCTAAAGGCACTAGCCACGATACCCGGGCTCAACCAGCATTTTGGCTCATTCCAAGTGTCAGATAAGCTGATGTTCCTATCCCAGCCGCTGGTCTTTAGCCCTAAAGCGAAAACGCCACAAGAACCTTCCCCGAGATTCGCTTCGATCGTGAAAGTCGAGGAGAAAGGTTCCGACGTTAACCTCGGGGTCCACCTTGTGCGAGATGCCCTGCTCAAGAAAATGGAGCACGCTGTAGTCATCACCAACGATACTGATCTCTGCGAGCCCCTCAGAATTGTCGTGGAGGATGCCAGACTTCCACTCACGCTACTTTCCCCAGTCCCCAAGCCAGCCAAAGGTTTAGAGAAGTTGGCGACCTACGTCCGCCACCTGAACCCTTATCTCGGCGTATCCCAGTTCCCGGATCCAGTAGTGACAAGCGCGGGCGAAAAAATAGCTAAGCCTGCAGGTTGGTAA